CGGCTGGCGAAGGCGACGGGGCCGCAACGGGTGTAGAATCTGGAATCCCCGGCCAGAGTTTGGAGGATCTTGGAGTCCCCCCGGAAAAAGCTGAAAAGTTTCGTCAGCGGCGAAAGAGCAAGCCTTCAGCAGCGCCTGAAGCATCCGAGGCCCCTGCACAACAGCAGAACGAAACCACGCCAGCAGTATCCTGGGACGATTTCATGGCGATCCCCGAAAACAATGAGCGCATGCAGCGCACCATGTCAGAGCGTATCAACCGTGTAGCTCGTGAAAGTAACGAATACATGGAAAAGCTATCTCCCGCACTGGACCTTCTTGCCGCCAAGTATGGTATCACTCCCGGCGAAGATGGCCGGTTTGATCCCGAAGCATTGGCAAAGGCTGTCACTGATGATGACAGCTATTATGAGGAGAAGGCTGCGGAGATGGGCGTGGACGTGGACGTGGCACGTCGCATCACTCAACTGGAAGCGGAAAAGAAACGCAGCGATGAAGAGGTCGAAAGACAGCAGCGTGATCAGCAGCTCCGTGAGCATTTCATGAGTCTGCAGCAGCAGGCGAATGACCTGCAGCAGATCTATCCGGGTTTCAATTTGGAGCAGGAGCTCAGTGATCCTGATTTCTTGCGATATACTTCCCCGGAGATCGGCATGAGCGTCAAGCAGGCTTTTTATGCTCTGCATGGTGAGCAGATCCAGGACCAGGCTGTCAATGCTGTCGCACAGCGTGCAAAGATCGATGCTGCGAATGCTATCCGCTCAGGAGTTAGGCCCCGTGAAAATGGCACATCCGCTACGGCGCCTGTGTCCGCCACACCTAATCTAAAACAAATGAAACCGGAGGAGCGGAGGGCCTACATTATGTCAAAATATCCGCCTTCCGGATGAGGAGGATAATATCATGTTTCTGAAAAAGTTCATTCAGTTTTTTGCTGACGCCGGCACCAACGTGAATGCTACCGGCGCCATGGTAAACGCCTATACCGGCTCTTCCAATGCTCGTGACAGCTCCAATTACATGGCTGCCGAGCTGAAGGAGTTCTATGATACCGAGCTCCTGGAGAACACCCGTGTCGAGCTGAAGTATGCTCAGTTCGGCAAGAAGCAGCGCCTGCCCAAGAACCACAAGGGCACTGTCGAATGGAGAAAGTGGAACACCTTTGAACGGGCCGGCAAGCTGACCGAAGGTGTCATCCCCACTGGCCAGACCTTTGGCATGACCAATCTGACCGGCTCCGTGGATCAGTACGGCACCTATACTGCCATCACTGACAAGCTGGAGCTGCGTGCCTATGATGACGTCATCCTGGGCGCTACCGAGGAGATGGGCGCCTCCGCCGCTGAGACGCAGGAAGCTCTGATCCGCAATGCTCTTGCCGTCGGCACCAACGTGCTCTATTGCGACAAGATCACTCGTTCCTCCGGCGCTGCCGCTGCCGTCACCACTGAGGGCGGTCTGGTTGAGGACGATACCTACCACTGCCATCTGACGCCTGAGATGATCAACAAGGCCGTCACCATTATGAAGAAGAACCGTGTTCCTCGCATCAATGGCCGGTACTATGCCGTGATCCATCCCAGCGTGGCTCATGACCTGCGTGCCAGCGACGCCTGGATCGAGGCCCACAAGTATGCCGCTCCTGAGCAGCTCTTCAACGGTGAGATCGGTGAGCTGCATGGCGTGCGCTTCATCGAGAACGTCTTTGCTCCGGTGAACAATGGCGCTGATCTGGCCAGTGATAGCCGCACCCTGGCGATTAACCATCAAGCCGGCTATACCGGTGCTATCACCAGCGTGGCATTCGATGGCGGTACCGTCGCTGAGGATGCTCTGATCGGGCGGACTATTATGATCAATGGTGTGAAGGCCGTCATCACTGACAACACTGCCAGCGCCCTGACCTTTGCCAGCACCAACTTCGGCAGCATCTCTGACAATGCTGTCATCTATCCCGGTGAAGGCGCCGGCGGCGGCGTCGCTGACTATGCGACGTATCTGTTCGGCAAGGATTCCTTTGGCATCATCGATCCCGAAGGCGGCGCCCTGGAGATGATCGTCCACGACAAGGACGAGATCGGCGGTCCTCTGAAT